CAGGACTTCCTACTTGGTGGTGTCATCGCTCCCATCGTTCATCTCCATAAATGACATCTTTAGTATATAGTAGATATACCAAGACACTATTACGACCAGTATACCAACCATCCATATGACTCCCCAGACTACCATGATTTAATATTAATGTCATACGCTATAGATACCCTTTCATCACTGGATAGTTTTGCTCTATGGTAAAGCATTGAATTAAATATTAATAAATCTCCAGATCTAACTGGGAGCTCATAGAAACTAGAATTGTAGCAGTTCATATCATATACATCTTCAATAGGAACTTGTGATAAAAAATAATCTGAGAATGGAGAAAAGAATTGTATTACTCCATCTGTAGATAGTGGATAGTAAATAGCAGACAAAAAACTATTTCTATGATTGTGTGGTTCCTCTATATCTTTATTGATATTGTAGTTGCACCAAATTTTTTTAATGTATAACTCTTTACTTTTACAAGTTGAGTTTAAAATAAGTTTGCCTTCTTTTAAGATACGAGAATTTAACTCTGATAATAATGGATCAGAGGTATCTAAATATCTTTGCTCTTTAAACTTAGATAATTTTTCGTTATCAATATCACTGAGGTGAAATTGAGATAACCCAACTCCAAATAATAAAGTATTAAACATTTACACTAATATAGGATGTGCCCACGCTTGTGGTATGAGGAACGCTGCTATTCCTATTATTAGACCAAACACTACACAAGTAGATTTAATTGGTAAGTTTTTCATTTTTGTTTATTGGTAATGGAACCAGTAATTACTTTCCAGAAACCTTTAAGTGCTGTTAATGCAGGGTATGGATCTTCAGATTTGATCTCGTCAAACATATACATATTCAATCTAAATGCATAGTTTGCTTCAGCAAATATAGCATTCTTCTGTGATTCATTTAGACTCAATACATCAAGTATTGCTCTGTAATTTGTTTTCCATTCCTTTGCATCATGAATCTCAGGAAACTCATAGAAGTTTAGACCTTCTCCCGCAGGAGGATTAAGTGCACTCTTTGCTATTTTACATAGAATTTGTCCACCTGATAGATCACCTATGTACCTAGTATAATGATGAGCAAGCAGAAGATATGGATCTTGCTGTGCTAATTCACTAAGTCTAAAACAATAGGTATCACATGCTGGTGAAGGACCTATTTGTTCTTTCCAATAAGGACCGTAATAATACAATAGATCTTTTTCTAATGCTTGACTACGATCAAGTTGTGATTGCCACCCCTGTAATACTTTTACAGTTGGGTCATCAGCATCATGAATTAGTCTTTCCATAGTACTGTAAACATACCAGAAATTGGCGATGAGTTTACGATACTCCTCAGGGTCAACAACACCTCTAAGAAATCCTGCAACAAACTTTGTATTTTCTGCAGCAGAATGAGACTCCTTAGTTGCTTCTTTTAATTCTTTACTGAACATAATATTAATAGGTATTTATACTACTTTGCCTGGCATATAGTCCATTCTGTCTAGACATTCTGACAGCATTTTTCCGTACTCATTAAACAGTTTATCGCCAGCAATATAACTTCTTTGTCTTCTCCAAATTGCTTCTGCAAGCATCTTTCTTTCTCCTTCAGAGAAAGTTTCAAATCTTGTTTTTACTTTCATGATTCAGATGGGGATAAAACTTGATCAGAATAAACTCTAAGTTTTTCTATCAAGTTGGCATATCTATCCCATATGTCTTCAGATCCTGTCTGTTCTTGAGCGATTAGACAAGCTCGTATTAGACAATGGATGTCGCCATTATTAAAACGCATAATTTTACAGTTATTATACTATAATTATAGTAAAAAAGATAGCGTGCTTAACGCTTTGTTAGCAATTCCAAGCTCTTAGTGATTTGTTGATCCTACTATCAGGATCACTGGCAGTTTTCTTTGAAGTTAATTTCTTTTTCATTCCTTTCATTCTAGCACAAAAGGATGTCCGACGGGGATTTCCAACCTTCTTGCTTGGTGCTTTAAGGTCAGATCCAGGATTTGCTCTCTCGTAAGACTTCCTTCCTTTTTCATTAAGTCCACCTTCTTTGTTCTTGCCAGCCTTCTTTGTCCAGGCTGCACCTTCTAAAATTCCGTTATCCTGCACAGTGGCAGACTCAGCGAGTCTTTTAAATTCTTTGTATCTCATATACCATGTCAGGGTCTATGCATTTATTTATACAGTTATCTCTTGCCACCACCCATTTGTTTAAGCATTTTTTGTAATTCTGCAGTGCTACCAACGAACATCGCATTGTTAGTAACATTCTTAGGACCTTTTATTTCTTCATCAAGGTCTTTCATTTTCTTATGTAAGTCTTGTAATTTTTCTGTCATGTCTGCAACATGTTTCATTGCTGCTACAGCAACTTCATATGCTCTAGGATGACCACTCTCTTGTGCTACTTCTAATGCACCCTTCACTGCCTCTTGACCTTGATCAATCAAAGAATATAATTCACCACGAGTATATTCATAATCTTTTTGTTGATCATCTTCTTTTGATTTTACCTTTGGCAAGTTAGGTTTCTCAACATGTTCTACATCCATGTTAAGAAGTTCCTCCATATTATCTTCTAGGTTCATAAGAATTCTATCCCTTCATTAAATCCAAAGTCATCACCAGCATCTACCAATGCATCATCTGCTGCGTCAATAACACCATCAGTGTTGATATCAGTTTTTGCTTTGGGTGTATATGTTCTAGTAATAGTTCTACGGTTCATTGCTTTATCACCAAGTGTCTCATGTATAATCGCTTTCTTGATAACATCTGATGTGTTGTAAGGACCGTATAGATAGGTCTTCATCTGGAAGTTAAGAGTGTAAACAATATATCTACGTTCATAGAAACTGTCATCCCATGTATCCTCATATGATACGTTGTTTAATACAACAGCAATATCTCTCTTCTCATTCATATCAGGTATCATGTTGAGAGTAACACTGAATGATGGTTGGAAGTATGGTAGTATTTGCTCGGTGATTTGTAGGGCGTCGTCTTGTGACTTAGCAATTACGCCAAGTTCAAATGATAGATTGTATGGTACAGGAACATACTGCACTCTTACCTCACCACCATTGTCATTGATAATAGTTTTATATTTCTGGATGGGGGAAGTTTTACGGGTAGGATCGTAGTCAATGCTAGTCATCTCAAAGTACAATCTTGGTAGAGTGATTGCTACTTTTCTGTTGCTAGTGTTTTCTTCTAGTCTTACAATAAATTTTTGTTTAGGACCGTATGCTAACGGTACTTTCATTTCTTCTAATACAGCACCAGTGCTTGGATCTGTGCTCTTCATCGTAATATTATTGAAGAGTGTACCAAATGCTATTATGTTCTTACGAACTATCTGGTTGTAAAAATGATTGCCTAACATTATATGCTACCTGTAAAATTACCAAACTCACCGAATGGATTACCTTCTGACCAATCAACTATATTGTCAGCAGCATCTTCGATTTGTCTATTTGCATCGTACTCACTATTTGTATCCTGTAGTGTATCAAAGGTTGATACAACCCATACAGCACTACTGGTATTACCCGTAAGTGATTCGTTTGCTGCAAATGTTCCAGTTCTATTGATTACCTGTAGTATTCTTGTAGAACTATCCCATGACTTGACTTCTGCTGTTGTAGAAGTAGTACCACCAGTAACAGTTTCACCAGTAGTAAAGTCTCCTGTACCACCCACTCCCATAGAAAGAGCAATAGCACTATCGAATAACTCCTCTATCTTATCTATCTCTGCAATACCTGTAGCAAGATCGTCTGAACCAACCTCGTATAGTTCTGCAGTAATTGCATAAAATTGAATCTTACCAAACTGGAAGAATGGTTCTTCCTTTCCGACATATTTAATTTCATACAAATCTTCTGTAAGAGGATAATATAATAAGTCCCCTTCGTTAGGTCTGCTAGGAACTGTGAGTTTTGCAGCCATGCTATGTTCTGCTACTTCTTCATCCCATCTTTTTGTAGACACACGAAAAATTATTTCGTCTGTGATACGTAAACCAAACTTACTTATAAATTCTGCATTGTCTCCAAAACCCATTACGTTTACAAGTAACATTTCAATTTGAAATTGATCTTGAAATTTGGTATATCTAACCTCGTCTAACGTGCCATCTGTTAGAGCTGTTTTGGGTAGATAGTATATGTCAGAACCAAAGAGTTTGATTTGCTCATCCACAAGATTCTGAACCAAAGTTTGTTCGCCACTGTGACCTTGGTGATAAGTTGGGAAGTAGGGACTTGTAGGCATTTTATCCGATCATATCCATTGGTGGTATAGCGTACTTACTGAGAACCTCACCTTCGATTTTCTCAATTTCTGCTAATGCGTCTGTGTATATTTCTCTACCATTGAGTGTTACACCGCCAGGTAGTTGAACATTGTTATACTTGATTAAGTTCATACCCCATTGTTTTTTCAACAACGAAGTAGCATATCTTTTTACAAATATATCATTGTACATTTCGGTTGCATCATTAGGATCAATCATACGATGAGCCTCTATCAATAGATTCTGTCCTTCCTGTAAGAAGTCTTTATCTATATCAAGATACAAACGATCACGACGCTGAGTATATCTAAACTGCTGGAATGAACCATTGTTTAAAACCATATCTAGAGTTTCTAGATATTGCTTGGTCATATAGTAGTTTAAGATATCAAGAGATCCAAAGGCATACAAATCATTTAAGAATATTCTATATTCAATACCAAATAAGTTAGAACGAATAGAGTTACCTACCATTCCAAATACCTTACTGATACCAGATACGTGTGCTGGTATAGGTATAAAATTTGTTGCTTCTTTCCAAGTGGTAGTTACACCAGCATCTACTTTAGTTGTATCAGTAGTTGCTGCAAGACGAGTTTTATCGTCTGCAGTTATCTCGTGCACTAGATAACATCTCTCCATACCATTATAACAATTCTCTTGGAAGAACTGAAATGTGTCGTCAATTACATTGTTTACTTGCTCGTCATCTACATTAACTTGCAAGACAGGTTCACCTAATTGCCTCTTAGCATATGTAATTAATTCTGCTCTTGTACTTGGAGATGCCATTACCCACTATAATCCCTTCCTAGTTATTTAGGAAGGATCAACGTTTGCGGGTGCTGTGTCAGGTGCTGGTGCATCTCCTTGCTCTAAAAGACCTAGAGTTTCTAGTCCCCCTACAAGTTTTAATTTATATTCTTTTGCTTTCTCTAATTGCTTTTCTAACTCCAATATCTGACTATCAGTCTTGCCGATTTGCTCTTCAAAGTTAGTTTTTAGTTGTGCTGGATCCATGGTTATCAAGGTAAAAAATTAAAGTTTATTACGAATCGAGGTTTCTTTGTGGGTACGCTACTTGAATGATATCGTAGACCATCAAAGAAAACGCATCTACCTTTTACGGGAGATACTGTACTATTTATAGGGTATTCAGCAAGCGGTTCTCCGTACATTCTTTCGCTGAAATACGTGTCACCATCACTGTCTGATGCATAGTATAGACATACCAAATGTGGATCTGGTAGGTCAACATGCATAGAATCATACTCTTTTGTTCTCACACCTGGCGTCTGTAAAAAACATCTGCCACGTATAACTTTAGATATTGATATGCCTGTGTTATGACATGCTTCAAATACTAATGGAAGAAACATTCCAGAGTATTTACTTGTAGAATTACCATTCAATATGAACATATGAGAGAAACCCACTAACTGACTCTCACCATCTTCACTAAGATTATCATGATATACCCATCTAAAGTCTGTATCATATCTCATGGTGCTCTCTAAAAGATTCTGATAGTTAGGATTGATACAGTTATCTTTAATAATGTTCTTCATCTACACCCTCCACATTCCATATCAAGTTACCAGATACTGTTACTCTTTCTTTTTGTGTAGACTTAAAAGGATATACAGCATGCTTGGTTGTAGATGGAAACATAAGTATTACACCATTCCAAGTTTTATCTACTGGCAACACATCAGCTTCTAATTGAAATGCACCATTACTATCATGTGATTCTCTTTCTTCAGAACCATATGGTATATCTGTAAAGATTACAAAACTCACAATACCAGTGTGTGTATGTATAGGATTGTATTCATACTGTTGCTGGTAATTTACCCATAGGTTTCTCAATCTTATAAAAGGTGTTACATCTCTTGCTTCTTGAAAATCCCACGGGCATGTTTGATACACCTGTGACCATAACTGTGTAGATAGTTTAACAACATATTCTTCAAACTGTGGACTCCAATCAGATAGACTTGACTGTTGTTCTAATGCACCAGCAAGTTTATCATTATAATTCCAAGTCTCTTCCTTCCTTCTTCTCTGTGTGTAAGAAAGTAACTCTTGATATAAATTGGATGGCATTTTCTCTGATAAAAAAGAGAAACTATCTTGACTGTACATCATGCGTATAAATCTGCACTTAAACTATATCGTTTTTGATTTTGAATACCTTTGCCAGGTAAGTGTGGTAAGTTAGATGGAAAGATAAACCACGTTAATTCTTTTTTAGGTAAAAAATATGGATCTCTTTTTGGCATAGGAAACATAGTAGTTCCAGACTCACCTAACTTTATATACATTATACCAGATAATGTAAAAGGATTTTCTGGATTATGAGAATGCATGTATGGTTCTATTGGATTATCATTCCAATCTACATACACCCATGAATTTATTTGAAAATCAAATATATCCATACCCCAAAATCTAGAACAAGCATCGTGGAATGACCATTTTAATTTTTTGATTATGGGTTCATCGTATTCCAAGAAGTCATCCTTACCATCATTAAAGGTAAGTTTAGATACGTGTGCCATATTTTGAGTGAGACTTTTATCTGTGATAGCAGTATCAATAAAATTTACAAGTTCATCACCATCAATATCTACTGGATATTGTTTAATTCCTAGTACCATTTTCTTGTATTCTGTGCAATTATATTATCGTGAATCTCAGGATCACAAAATGAGAAAGCGATTGTAGTTCTAATCTCATTACCTATTAATGTATTAGGTGGTTGTCCTTTGTGTAACCAATTAGAAGGAATCAATGCACCTGTGTTAGGTATGTATGGTGTGTGATGATATTCAT